ATAACACAGAGCCTAGCCCTAAGAACGGCAAGTATCATTTACCTGCTAATGATGTAGTGAAAGCTATGCAGTGGGTAGAGGAACATCTGTGGCAAAATCGTATGAAAGACTTTGCTACTGGTGTTGTTATGTTCGCAGCAAATCTACTTATGGAAATGAGTACAGGAGAACACGTTAGCTTAAAAGCAGATGCTATTGGTGCTTACAAAGAAGAACACCCTAATGAAGAACCAGATGAATTTGCTATAGCTTCATACACTATAGTAACTTGCTTAGAGTTGATTATAGGAAATCAAGCTGCTTTTCATAAGATGTATGAACAAGTCGTAGAACACGAGGAACCAGAATTAATTACTATTGGCGACCCTCGTACTGTGAGTTCAATCATACAAGGTGGTTACACTAGCGACACAATTACTAAAGAAGAATACCTAGAAGGTATGAAACAAAAAGTTACTGACAAAGACATTGAGAAGTTTCTTAATGAAGTAATGAAAAATGAGGAGGAATAGATATGGCTGATAATACAGAGTTCGTTAAAGTAAAACGACACGTTGCTATTACTAAGTCAATACTAGAGTATCTGAATACTCTAGCAATTAAGAACGGATACAATAGGCAACTAGCAGAGTGGATATTTTCTGCTACACCTATGGGAGAACTAGATTGTATTGACGCTAGATTTCCTGTGTTCTTGAAACTGTCAATGCCACACTATCACAAAGAAGGTGTGCGTACTGATATGCACTACAGAACTATATGGGAAGTAGTAATGATGGGAAGTAAAGATGACAGTACAACTACTGTCATTGTAGATATTCCACAAGAAGCGTTCGATATGCTACCAGAAGTACCTACTGTTACATCTATAGATGATGATGTAGTAGAGGTATGGGATAACATAGCGACAGAAGAAATGACAAAAAACTTCATACAAGATGTAGAGAAGTTATTACTAAACGAGGAGGAATAAATGAGAGAAGGAAGGATATGGGAATTACTTGAAGAAGTTGTTCCTTATACACCAAGAATATTGCTTTATGGTAAGCCTGGTACAGGTAAAACCTATCAAGCAAATACTCTTGGACTAAGAGAAAATCAAGAAGTGTACAACATTACACTTACACACGATAGTACTGCAGCAGAACTTATGGGTCACTATGTAGCTACTGACAATGGTGGCTTTGAGTGGCTTGATGGTGTAGGTGTTCGTGCTTGGAAAGAAGGTGCAAGACTTGTTATTAACGAGATAGACCACGCTGGTGTAGATGTTATGACATTCTTACACGCTTTGTTAGACGACCCTAAGTTTGCAAAGTTCACACTTCCCAACAGGGCAAAAGAAACTGTTAGACCTAAGGAAGGCTTTCAAGTAGTAGCCACTATGAATGGTGTACCTGCTGACTTGCCTGATGCACTTAGAGATAGGTTCCCAGTTAATCTAGCCATTAACGAAGTACACCCATCTGCACTAGAAAGTCTGCCTAAGAAATTGCAATCTGTATATCAAGATTACAACGAAGGCAACTTCTCTGTACGTAAGTGGTCTGCTTTTGCAGAACTACTAGACAAAGGTTGCGAGTTAACTACTGCTGCTAACGTAGTATTTACTGACAACTGTGCAGATATTATTGATGCTTTAAGTGAGCAAGATAAAGATGAATAGTCTATTTAGAAAGAAAGCTAATGTAGGTGGTTACGTGCCACCTACTCTAGTTAATCTTGCACTTAGAGGTAACAAAGTAATGAAGTTCTTTGTAGTTAGGAGAAAGAATTTAGTACCTACTAATAGGAATGAATTAGTAATACCACTCTATGACTACAAAGACAGCGATTGGAACGAACAGTTGTTAGTTAAGATTGCTATAAAGAAAATGAAAGTGTTTCGTGATATGAAGTTTCGTGCTAAGTATCCAGAAATACTACACATAGCACAATTTATCTACGCTAACAGATTAGTTCAAAACCAGAACTATGACTTGTGTAGAACTATTGCACGTTCTTTAGGATACGAAAATCCTCACGAATATGAGTTAGTAATAGAACAAAAAATGCAGGACAACATTCCTATTGATAAGAATGAAAGCAAGTTTATGTCTTTACGACAGGCACTTGCACCTGTAGATTTTTCTACAACTGTTAGTTTGCACGAGAGTATTGTTAGAGATATTCTTAACAACGTTGATATTGATACTTGCTACAGAAAGTATGTTGTTGCAACAGGCTTTACTGATACAGCAAATACCAATGGTACTACAGATAATTTAGAAAGATACATTAGGCAACGTTTGAGTAATAGATATCCAGTAGGTACAAGAATACCAGATACTATTATAAAGAAAGATGTTGAACACGTATTGTCTATACTATCTCAATTCAAAGATGCTGTATATTATGCTAAACGATATGCAAACTATATGAAATTAGATGGTGGTACATACTGGGATAAAGACTATGTACATAGTAATTGGGATAATACAGAAAATTATACTGGTGGTTATAGGTATAAGAAACTTTCTGCTAGCCAGATTAGGCGTAGAATTAACAAGCTAACAAGTATGCTTAGTAGTGTAGTTAACAATTCTGATTACTGGCAATCGTGGAGATTAGATAGTCTAGTACTAGATGATGGAACAATTGCACTTAATAGTGATGAATACTTAGAGGAACTTGCTAAGTACGACACTATGGCAGATGAGTATGATGAAACCTTAACACTACCAGAAGGTATTAGTGATGAGTTAGCTGAACGTATAATGGAAGATGCTGATAAACAATTCCAAAGACACCTAGTAGATTACTGGTCTAATCCTAGTGGTGTTCACGGCAAAGCTATTATCAAAAGGTTTACACCTACTAATACAATACACAAAGCAGTTAGAGAAATTGCTAAACGTAATAGTGATAGAGGTGTAGTTCCTAAGAATATGTATCGTATGACTACTGATAAGAAAGTATTTACTAACAAATCAACTGTCGCAGGTGGCAGTATGTTAGTAGACTTTAGTGGTTCTATGGGATTTACTGCTGATGATGTACGAGAAATCATTGATGACTTACCTGCTGCTAACATAGCAGGTTATGTAGGCTATCACGATAAGATAGATGGCTATGATGGTATGATTAAAATCATTGCTTCAGATGGTCGTATAGACACAAAAGCTATAGATGAACTAGGATACTATGGTGCTAACTCTGTAGACTATGATGGTTTGAAGTGGTTAGCACAACAACCAGAGCCACGTATCTGGATTAGCGACCAACAAGTCGTAGGTGTAGATGCTAAAACTGGACACGCAAGTAATCTTAACAAAGAAGATAGAAAAGAGATTGCTAGATTTATGAAACGAAATAACATTATCCCTATTAGAGTAGTGGAAGATGTAAAGAAAGTAGCTAAACAATTAGCTAAGTAATTAATTTGTAAGAGGGGTAGTAGGGTTTCCCTTTCGTTACCTACTATCCCTCCCCCTTTTTTTAAATCCCTTATGCATATGCATATAATTTTTTTATTTTTTTCTTATGCATATGCATATGCATACTTGTGTGATAGAATACAACTATGAATACAAACATAGATATAAACACGTTGCTTAAAAAAGCACTAGAAAAGAAACAAGGTGGTGTTTCTGCTTGGTATGAAGATGTACCAGAAGAAGCAAAACCTTTTATAAAAGGCATAACTGATATGGTAAAAGCTGGTAAGAAACCAGTAGCTACTAGCGTTACTAGAATACTGAATGATGAATTTAATATTCCAGTATCAAGAAGTCGTGTCGCAGTATGGTTAACAAAGTTAGATGATGAACAAAGAACTAGCTAAGTTATTAGCCGAAGCTGAAAGCGATAAGATTAAGGAACTAAAAGAAACTAATCAACGCTTACTAAAACAAATCGACAAGCTGAAAGATAAGAAAGCTGACCTTGTTGAAGCAGTATATAAGGGTGCAAAAGATGGTATATCAACTCTTGATTTACCAACAGTAAAAGCACCAGCTAAAACCAGAGGTAAAGGAGAAGAAATATGTGTACCTCTATTAAGCGATATTCAATTAGCAAAAAGAACTTCTACTTATAACAGCGAGATTGCTGAAGAAAGAGTAGTTCGTTATGCAGAAAAGATAATTAAATTAGCACGCATACAGAGAGCAAGCCATACAGTAAAGAAGTGTGCAGTTCTTTGTCTTGGCGACATCGTGGAGGGTGAACTCATATTCCCAGGACAAGCCCACGAAATTGACAGTTCCCTATACAAGCAGGTTACTGTTGATGGTCCACGAATACTTCATAAATTCTTTAGCTTACTGCTAACAGAGTTTGAAGAAGTAGAAGTCTACTGGGTAATAGGTAATCACGGTGCTTTAGGGGGTCGTTCTCGTAGAGATTATAATCCTGAAAGCAACGCTGACCGTATGTTAGGTAAGATACTAGAAACTATGTTCGCTAATGAAAAGAGAATAAAGTTCATAGTACCTGACAAGACTTGGTATCTAGTAGCAGACTTGGGAAAGAAAGCAAAGTTCCTTTGTTTTCACGGAGATAATATTAGAGGTAGTATGGGATTACCTTTCTATGGATACAATAAAAAAATTCTAGGTTGGAAATCCTTAGCCGCTAATAATTTAATGGAAGACTTTACTCACGCAGTATGTGGTCACTATCACACACCAACAAACTTGTACATTAACGACACAAGAGTATGGGTAAATGGTAGTACTGAAAGCCACAATGGGTATGCGTTGGAACAACTAGCTAGTATGGGTAGACCATCACAGCATTGTTTGTTTGTGAAACCTGATAAGGGAGTAACTGCTGAGTATCTAGTTAACTTAGAGGAGTAGTATGTCACACATATGTATGAGTTGTGGTAAACCTTTATATAGTAAGGCAGGGTTTTTGCAATGCTTAAACCCTACTTGCCATAGGTTTAAAGAAAAACAATTCACATTAAATTTAGACACAGCTATTATATAAATACAATTAAGAAGGAGGCTATATGGCTTTTAATTTAGATAACTACGAAACAGTAGAAGATAGGCTAAAGAAATTTTGGTCTGATTATCCTAATGGTAGGATAGAAACTCACGTTGCAAAAATTAATGATGAGGGAACTATGGTAATTGTTAAGGCTTTAGTATATAAAGACTTTGATGATGATAGAGCCGTAGCAACAGGGTATGCACAAGAATACAAAGGTCAAGGTGGCTTTGCTAATAACGAGGCTTGGTTAGAAAATTGCGAAACCTCTAGCATTGGGCGTGCATTGGCTAACTGGAAGTATCAAGGTACTGACAAAGCTAGACCTAGTAAAGAAGAAATGTCAAAGAGTAGTGGCTCAAACACGCAGGGTAAAACCACTGTCAAGCCAAAGACTAACGCAACGCAACCAGCAAAAGAAGGAGTGGTAGCCGCCTCATCTACTACTCCTTCATCCCCTGCTCGTGGTCCTATTAAAGAACTACAAGATGCAGGGTATAAGGTTACAGATAGAAGCCACCCAACTGGAGAACTTGCTATAGATGAAGTTGGTCTATGGTGTCCTTGTGGTGGTGCAGTTAAGTATGTACCAGTAGCAGAAAAGAAATCTGATAAGTCACCAGACTTTAGATGTATTATGGCATCTAAGTGTACAGCAGGTGATACTGTAGATGGAAAGGTATTCTCTAAGTCTTGGTGGGTAGATAACAAAATAACTCCTAAGTCTTGGAATGACTATGCAGGTGTACAGAATGGTATAGTTATGCCAGAGATTAAATCAATGGATGATGTTAAGGAAGGCGAGGCACCTTTCTAATGTGTAAAAGATGTGGTGATAAACTATCAACAGGGTGGCGTAATGGTGATAAGGATGAAGACTTAGTAGCCTGTCATACTTGCCAAAAACAATGGGAAGTATCAGATTACTATGGTGAACATTAATAGCCGTATAACAGCAAGAGCCGAGGTAGAAAGGATAACACCCTCGGCTTTGCTATAAGATTATCTACTTGCTTTCTTTGGAGTAGGTGAAACTTTATTCTTCGCAAAAGATTTTAATACAGAAAGTACTGCAGCACCACCAGCTAAAGCAGCAACTTCTAATGTACTAATATCAACACCTAATGCTGGTGTGATTACTAATGTAGAAGCAAATGTTTCAACGAATGTCCAAAGGCATCTCTCTAATAAGTCTTTATATTCTTCATTCATTGTATTAGTTTTCCTAACTTTAATTTGTTTTCAATGTTCTCTAGTTTAGCAATAATTGTATCTAATTTCTTTTGTATAGTACTAGGATGCACCATATCAGGTGGACTTTCATTACTAACTGTGCTAGTAGCTAAGCCTTCTATGATATGTTGTCGCCAAGCATCACCAGGACAAGCAGTTTGTTTGAACGAGGAGTGAGGTCTTAGCTCTCCACCGACTTGTTCGTAGAGCCACTTAACAGATTCAATAGCTTTATCTGAAGGTTTGTCGGTAGGTTTGCTACCACCAAGCCAACACACAGCAACATAATGCTTGTTATTAAAGTTAATCTCTTGCCTACTGTTGCCACCCTGTGCCGCACTTCTGTTTCCAAATCCTCTGCCTTCATAAATCTGTCCTGTATCTCCTACTAAAAAGTTATATGCTACATCATTCCAACCTCTGTCGACTTGATGTAGTCTTTGTATCTTCTTACATTGGTCTATCTCTGCTTGATTACCTACAGCTATAGGATAAGCAGACCAATGTATTACTAAACCTTTGACTTCACCTAGCTTACTAAACTTAGTCTTGTTAGGTTTAGCACCCCAACTATCTCTTGATATTATATTCATGGTCTTACATTACCTTCCGAACCATACTTACAATCGCATAAAGTAATATGA